ATGTAGATACTGGCATTCGTTGTTCTTTGGCTAATTGTTTTAAGTAATCCTTATCTATTTTACTTAACTTGAATTGTATTGATTCAGTCATATTATTTAATTAATGTTAGACCTAACTCATTAGCAACATAATTAATATGCTTTTGAGTTGTTACTGACCACCATCCTAATTGGTGTAATTCGTTACCTTCTATTGTAGCAACGTGAGTTGTATAGCTCCATACTTGGTTTCCTTGTATGCTTAGGTTCTGTTGGTATCTGTTTAGTTTTCTCATAATATAAAGATAATAAAAATAAATGATATAAACAAATAATTTAATAACTATTTTATTGTAAGGTATATTTACCGAAGTTTGGTCTGCTTAATATAGAGTAAGTTGCATAGCGACAAGGGTCTATGATATGATTATGCTTATCTTCAGGAACATTAGTAAGCCTGCCTGATTTATCTTCTGTCCATTTATAGTTTCTAAATTCTTGTATAGCATTATTAGAATTTGATAGTATATGAATTTTATATCTTTTAAGTAAATCAATACCTGCATTTATTGAGTTCTTTCCTTTCATACTTGGAAATATATTATTACCCATAGTCCTAAGCTCTGTTATTAAACGAGGTTCTGCACTATCTGCATAAATTGGGTTGCTTAATAGTTTTTCTTTTTTTAGAAATTCATTTATATCAGTAGTGGTCATTTGGGTTCTGTATAAATGTTCTTTGATATATAGTTTATGCTCTAAAGTATAAACAGCAACCAAAGTAGTAGGGTCATTAGTGTAACCAAAATCCATTCCGTAAGCGATTAACTTTGCAGCAAAGGGTATAATGTCAACCTCTGTATAATTAAATATCGTAGAACGACTAGCAGCTCTCTCTCCAAGTCCATAGATTTGCCAGTACTGTTCGTCTGTGTCTTTTAATCTTTCAATCTCAACTTTAATAGCATCCTCAATAAATGGATTATCTAAATAAGTGGTTTTAAAAAAATCACAATCTGCTCTAGTTATTACTTTGTCATATATCCAATGGTATTCATCAGATGGATTAAAGTCAATTACAATTCTTTCTTGTGTTCTAAATACTAATTGTTGCCAATCCTCAAAGTATAGTTCGTTTGCTTCATTAATAAACAATATATTCCTTTTCCTCCCTCTAATCTTTTGTGGTTGGTCAAGTGATATAAATTCAACTAAGTTGTCAAATAGATTATATTCAGAATTTGATTTGTTGTGATTTAATTCTCTATATATAGTGTGCTTTTTTAATATATCCAAAAAATCTCTTAATACTGTTGCCCTTAAACTAGGAAAGGTCTTTCTGCATATTGTAATAATTTTCCCTGTATGTTGAGAACAATACTGAAAGATTAACCAAAGAAGTATGTTGTATGTTTTGCCTGACCGAGTTCCTCCCTGCTGTACAATTATTTTTTTATCACTTTCGACTAAATGTCTATAGACAATACTAGTCTCTATCTCTAGTGGTATCAATTATTTTAATTTGAAAGTTAGTAGGCATTCCATCTGCTCCTGTAATTTCTTGTCTTTCAATATACCCTCGTTTCTTCCCTTTTGTCTTTAGATAAAATATTGTAGCTGCTGTTGAGCTGTTAGATATTTGTTTAAATAATTCGCTTTCAGCAAAGTCCAATGCAATATTCTCTATTTCGTTAACTTGCTTTGCAAATTCCTCATCTTCATTTAGCCATTTATAAAATGTGCTTCTAGGTATATTTGCCTTTCTACAAGAAAGTGTTACAACGCCTAAGTTTTTTTCTAATGCTTTTAAAATTGATTCCTTTTTTATGTGTCTATTTTTGTCCATATTTATTTATTAAATCCTGCAAGTGGATAGAAGATTAAACTATTTCTATACCCATCTTTATTATGCTTTATTATTTTTGTTACTCCGTGAATATTGTACCAAGCAGGATATACAAGAATACTATTATTACATTGCTCAAAGGTATGGCCAAAATCTGGAACACACAAAGCACCACCCTCTGTATCTTTTCTTTTGGTTAATATCGCATTTACTGTGTTCTTCAGGTTACCTCTATCTTGATGAAACGGAGCAGCAATATTATAATTAGATATACTGCTAGTAAATAAATTTCCAAACCTATATTTAGATAACGTATTTTCTTCTATGATTTTTTTCTGTTGTTTATATTGTTCAGGCATATATTGTTTAATTAATTTCTCACTTTCTAAACAAGATAGCAACATTGCTTTGACAAAAGTTTTACATTTTGGGTCTCTATGTATAACGGAGGTTGAATTAAAAGGTCTCCTTAAATGTGGTTTTGCTAAGATTCCTCCTAATATAGCACTCATTTGCATACCACCTCTACTTTTAGCTTCTTTACGACTTAATCCATATTTGCGTTGTAACATTTGAATGTCGGCACGTTCTAATAATGACTTTGTGACATTAGGACTTAAAAACTCTTTATTTGCTATTGTAATATATTGTTTTAATTTCTCAGGTAATTCAGCTAAATAAAATCCTATTATTTTTCCATCAAGTTCTAATAAACAACTTTCAGTTACAGTAGGTGGTATAAAGTCGCATCGCTTTCCTTTTTTTATATTGTGTTGTTGCTTAGTTAGTTTTAGTATTTTCATAGCATTTTATCCCTTAATCTTAATTCTGCATTACCTGTTGTTTTTCTTATATACATATCGCAATATCGCGGGAACATTGTTGCAATTTTTCTAATAGATTCATATATATATTTTTTTGTTCTTATAGTTTGTAATCCCCCATTTCCTATAAAACCTTTTGTTTTAAAATAAATATAATCAAACCTTACTACTTTTTTATTCTTTATATAATACCTAATACTTCTTTCGTAATCCTCTCCGTGATTTGTTTCGGTTTCTAAAAATTTATCGTGAGTTAATATTTCCCCAAAAGCACCTCCACAAATGTAAGAAAGTTTTATTCGTATTCTTTTTTTCATAAAAAAAGGATTAGGAACTGCATAATAACCAAAGAAATTTGAATTTAATTTTTCACAAATTTTAAAACCTTTTATTATAAATTCCTTTTCTAAATCTTTAATAGGCACTAAATTTTTATCATCTATTTTAATTAAACAATCAGTCAAGTCATCATCAAATTGCATCAGGTAAGTTCCTTTCGGGTAATATTTAGTTATAAAACTCCTTTGACCATTTAATGTAGGCACACCAACTACAATTTTATATTTATTATTTAACGATTTTTTATATAATTTTTCTTCATCTTTATTAGCTACAAAAATTGTTATTTTATTTTTATCAATCTTATAGCTTTCTAGCAGTTGTAAAGTTTTTGTTTTAATTAATTCAGGTCTTTGGTATGATGGTATAGCAATTTTATAATTCAATTTAAATTTTTTATAATATTGTTCTGCGATTTTTTTATCAATATATCCTTTTTCAAAAAACAAAAGACCTCTCTGAGTTTTATAAATTTGGCGTGCTGATTCAAATTTTATTTCGTGTTGCTTCTCATCAAAATGTTCTTCGGATAGAACTTTATCGAAAACAAAATTTTCAAGCTGACCTTTCGCTTTACGTTTATAGCTATGAGGAAAATCTCTGTAGTAGGTGTCCGCCATATCTTTTATACAGTCCATTACGAACCAGTGCATTGGATGACCAATTCCTAGACAAACGACAATTTCATACCCTTTCTTTTTGTATTTTTTTACTTTGTTTCGGATATCATCTGATAAATCGTTCAAGAAATCTTTTCCAAAACATTTCAAAAGACACACCTCGCTTTGCTCAATAGTAAAGTTTTTGAATTTTAATTCTTTGTAGTAGAAATAATATGATTCATCTATAAATTCTACGGATGAATTGAAATATTCCTTTATTCCGAATAAATCGCAAAGTGCTTTATCCTCAGCAACTCTTTTAGGGTCGCCACCCTCTACTGTAAACATTGCTATTTTCTCGCAATTACTGGCTTCAAATAAATACTTTGAAGCACTAAACAATACATCATCCGAATGCGGTTGGATGAGTAAAACTTTTTTTCCCATTATAATTTCTCCATACGCTTTACTATTTCATAGTTTTGCATAGCTTTATAAAACAAATCTGACAAGTCAGCTCCTTCATTTTTTAATTTTTCATAAACTTTTTTTACTTTATCCTCATAGACTTCGGTAGAATATTCTAGTATAATAGATTTTTTTGTTTGGTCATACATCGTTTGAATTTCTTGGTCTAAGTCAATGTCGTCTAAAACAGAATAATCAATTTGTTCTTCTGGTTGCCATACATCTATTCCCCAGTCTTTTAATTCTTTAGTGTCCCAAATGTTTGCCAATATATCCCAATCCCAATCTCCAAAATTAGAATTGTCTTTTATGATAAATTCATTTTCTTGTTCAGGTGTTAAATCCCACGCCTTTGCTATCCATATTTCTTTGAGTCCAGCATCAATACACGCCTTTAGTCTCATATTCCCACCAAGCACTACCATTTCTTTATTAACTACTATCGGTCTTAGCTTTAACATTTCAGGAAAATCTTTAATACTTTGAACTAGCTTTTTAAATTTATCGCCTTTTATTAATCTAGGATTATTTGGGTTTGCTTTTATTTTATGAATCTTAATTTGATGTAACATATCTATATTTTTTTTGTTTCGTTATTTTTCCACTCCCAACTTTTAATATAAGAATCTAATCTCTCAAAGGTTTCGTCATATTTATATTGCGGTATTTTTTCTAATAAAGCAATTAAAGGATGGTCTAATTTGTTTAGTAAATATTTTATTTGATTTTCTAAATAATGTATTCTATCAATTTCATCATACGTCAAATCACTTTTAAAAGTAAACATCCTCTCATACTCTTTTAATTTTTTATTATGTTTTTTATAAACAGGGTACATTTTATAAGAATGCATAGCAGTTGCGTGGGTCATTGGTTTATTATTGTTCGCAAAAAATAGAGCAATATTAGTCCATCGCATCCCTAATTTTTCTCTTAACAAATAACAAAGCAACATCCTTATTCCAACTACTTCTCTTTTCCTTGTGTTTTCAAAGACATTTATTTTTGTAATATTTTTTAATTTATTTGCTAATTGAATTGGTTTTAAATTTTTCATTGTATTTTATATTATTTTAATTAAATCAGCAACTATTTTCCAATCCTCACTTGTATTATTATTTTTATTTTTATATAACTCACGCAAGGAATTTATAGCATCATCAATTTTTTGTTTTTTTGTTTTATTATTATTCTTAAAATTTATAGGTAAGCTATCTGTTAAATCCCATTCTATAACATTCCTACCTGTAACCCTACATTTTCTAATACCTTTTTCATAAATAACACCTAACTGTCTCAATTCAGTAAATCTTGCTCTTGATTGACTTATTTGGTTTTCTTTAGTAGTCATTGTAGCAAAGGCTTCTCCACTTGTACAAGGTGCATTTTTTAATATAGCTATATACACCTGTAATCTTGTTTTTGATAGCAAACCATTTGCTTTTATTTCGTTATAGCAATCTATTGAAGTTTGTCTTGTATTCATTGTGTTCTTAATTTTAGCAAGTTATAACATTCAATGTATTTTTCTCTTGCTTTACTTTTATATTCTTTTTTAAATAGTTCAAATAATTTTCTTGTGTATTGGTATTTTGTTTTACATCCTTTATAATATTTCTTAGCGAAAGCACTGCCCTTACCGAAGAAGTAATTTACATTGTCGCTTGTATCTCCCATAATCATTTGCTCATAAAAATTATATAGAGCTGCTGCTTTACTTATATCATAAATACATTTATGCTTATAATGATAATTATAAATCAAGGCAGGAAATTGTTTATAATCTTTGTCTATACTTACTATCATTACATTATCTCTACCAATTTCGTGTGATAATACTGTCCAATATCTAGCTACTAAGTCGTCAGTTTCAAGTCCATATCCATAAACGCTGTTATAATTATCTTTGACGTATTGATGCATTTTGTGTAATAAAGGAGGTAGTTCTTGGTTTTTTCTATTTGCCTTATACTTGGGATTTATTTTTTTTCTAAAGTTTCCTTTACTGCCATTAAAGGTAATGATTTCTTTGACATCAAAATCTTCCTCTAAACGATTTACAATTCCCATCAGTTGTTCATCAAATTTAGCAGAAGAATCTTCTATTTCTGTATAATATTTTTCCTCAGTTCCTGAATAGCAACTTGCAAATACTAAACTATCAGCGTCAATTAATAATATCATTGGCTAAAAAGTATATAGAATAAGGTTATAAACAACCCTATTAATGACCACGCCATTAATTTATATTTTTGCTCCATCTTTTTATTATCTCTATCCATAATATACAACTAAGGATAACCAACATAAAAAGAATAGCATTGCTACAAATAAAAACTCGCCTATTATTTTAATTGTTTTTTTCATCTAAAAAATCTTCTGTGTTAATTTGATAAAATGTTCCATTCAAACAAACAGGAGTTTCCTCGTCTAGTTCTAGAACGTGGCATCCATCTTCTTTTTGTACAGGTACACATATATCTTTTGCTATCATATTTAAAAAATGACATTTTTCTTCAGGTGTTGTTTCCTGATAAAACTTTAATACTTTGTTAATCTTCATATAATTTGTATATCATTGTTTCAATATCTTCAAAAATATAATCAGAAATAATTTCTGTAATATCCACTCCTCCTGCTTTTACTTTATAAATATCAACTTTGGCAGGGCTGCCTGGATGACCACTACCATCTGAATAGTAAGTAATCTCTGGTTCTTCT